GGTTGACGGCGGGGTAGGCTGGGGGACTCTTCCAACACCAGCACAATCAGTTCCACTTTGGCGCTCGGCGGTAGTTTGGGCCAGTGAAGCGGGTTGCCCTCGGCGTCGGTTTCGATTAACAGTGTAAGCAGACACATAGAATGATTCTCAAAAGACACATAGAATGATTCTCAAAAGACACATAGAATGATTCTCAATCTATGTGACTTTTGAGCATCGGAAGTGGAAGTTGCAAGGCTCGCTCGACTTTTACCGTGTCTTCTTTCGTACACACCGGGGGCGGGGAATCAATGTCCGTCAAGGCTGTTGAACGCGCCAAAGTCCGCGCCGCGCAGGAACAAGCCGCCGCACAACGCGCCACAGCGGCGGCCATCTGGGGCCGACGCTGGTAACCCCAATTCCCCTGAATTCGAGGGAATTATCAGTTCATCCACAATTTATTTTTGCTCGCCCGCCGTAATTCCCGCCCGCCTCAAGCGGTCAAATCACCACATTTACTACGGCCCCACTCGGCGCGGGTTCCAAAATCCTGCCGTCCTGGACGATCCATTTTTGGCCTACGACGATAGATTGTCCGCTTGCAGTCACTTCGATTTCAGCGCCGCCGGGCAATAGCTCCAGCGTGGCGCGGGTCTCCCCAAACGCGGTGGCAACAGCCGTGACCTCGCCAATAAAGCGCGGCCCCGTCGCCGTCAAACTCTGGTACTGTTTCCACAGGTTCATGGCGCTAACAACTCCAGGGTTTGCCTGACTTCGTTCCAAGTCATCGAGATTTGCGTCCCGATGACCAGCCCGCGCCATCCGTCCGCGCCATCCGCAAAATCCAGGGTGGTTCCCGGCAAGATCAAGCCCGCGCCCGCCGGTTGCTCTTGCAACGGCAAGGTCAGGCTGTAGCGCTTCATCGGCCAATGATCCGCCAACTCTTGCACCGCACGGGGCGTTGCGGCGTCGATATGCACGAGTAGCGCATCGGTGATCGACGGCGCATGAGTCGCACCCGCCGTACCATCCCGCCGCGCCATGACCACCACGCCGCTATCGACGCCCCCCGCCACCATGACCGCTTCGTATTCCTGCCCCGGCTCTTGCTGCAAAGATTCTGTGAGGGTGTACGCCGAAGGCAAGGTCGCATCGGGAATGAACGTCAACCAGTCCCACGGCTTCTGGGGCCATTTCGGAACCGCATGAATCGTCAAGAGTTCAGGATCAGGGTACATCCTCCCGCCACACGCCTGCACGACGCGGCCAATGATTTCGATGGGCGTTGAGTTCTGGTACTCGAAGACGCTGGCGGGAACTGTCCAGTCCGGCAAGTCCCAGTCCAGCGTCCAGCCTCCGGGCATCTCTTGCAACACGAGTTGCTGAGCAGTCCGCAATGACGCCTCGCGCCCGGTGCGCGGGTTGGCAAAGGGCGCGGCGAGTTGCGCAATCGGAGAACGTCCGGTGATCGACCCGCTGAACGAGTTGAACGCTCGGCGGTAATCGGCTTTATCGACTACAAACTGCCAGATAAACCCGTTGATCGTCGCTTGCACGGTGTCCGGTGCGGACGGCAATCGCTCGTAAGCCGTGCGCCCGATGAGCGTCGCGGAAAGCGTCCAGCACCATTGTTCCCAGTCCAGGGCAATCGTCATTTGAGACACTGGAATATCCGCGCCATCAGATACACGAATCAGTACGCCTTGATTGATCACGCGGTAACTCCGTCGGATCGGAACCAGCAGGTTATAAGCGCCCTGGCACAAGCGCCCAAAATTCAGCCGGTTCGGCCAGAGACAAGAAAAGTTGAGAATGCCCCACGCCTTGCCCGGATCGGGAGGCACATACGGCGGCGGGTGCGAACCATGTGGCGCCGGAATGGCGCCATCCCACACAATCCGCAGATCGACCAGGGCGCGGGGCGGGTAATCCCAGCGGGCCACCAGATCACGAAGAATGACCTCGCCCGCTTGCCAGGGCATTCCTGTGCCAAAAATCCAGCGTTCCCCGGCTTGCCAAGGTGCGCCCGTGCCAAAAATCCATCGCTCGCCCGACTGCCAGGGGATCGAATCTCCAAGGGCCAGGCGTTCCGCCATCGACCACGGGAGCCGATGACGGGAATAAACCGTATCGAGACTCCACCACGGGCTACTCGTGACGCTGTGCAACGGTTGCCCCGCCAACCAGCGCGCCGATAGCGCTTGCGGGAATCGTAGCCCGGAAGACCACGCCTGGCCCGTGGTGATCGGTAATCGAGTTCCCGCCGGGGAAGGTGCAGAAATCGTAGTGATCTCTGGCGTAGCGACGTGCCACGGGGTTCCGGTCGTGATGCGTTGCCGCACGCCGATCATCCATTGCATCGAAACCGTTGGCGGCGGCAGTGTCGATTGAATGTTGAACTCGTTGAAGACCGTCCCTGAATCGCCGAAATTCAGGAACCCCGGTCGGAGCGTCTTGAAGTTCAGGAACCCGCCGGCCATGATTAGCCTTCCGAAATAATCGAGACGAGCGGGATCAGCGTCCCTCCAGCGGATAGCTCAGTAAACGCCAGTTGAAAATCCGCACTGCTCCCCAGCACGCCGCACGTTCCATCCGCCACAAACTGCGCACTGGAATCCACAAAACGGCCCCAAGCGGCATCCCCATCAGCGGCAATCGGCGGCAAGGTCAAGAGCAACGTCAGCGTGGCGTCAGCGGCGGTCAAGCCCGCAGGCACAGGGATTGCAACCAATGCGGTTTGCGTCGTGAGAGCCGCGCCCAGGGCAGGCTGAGGAGCCGTGTACAGCGTCAACGTCCCGTCGCTGATGGCGTCGGCCACGAGTTGCAGCCGGGCCGTCCGAAGATCGCCATTCAGAATCACGGGCGTTCGCCGGACAAGGTAGCGATGCGGTCTGAAATCGCTTCGGCTTCAAACGTTGGCGCTTCCGTATGATCGAGCGCATAGAGCACCCACGGGCCTTGGCGAATGTACGGGAAATCCACTTCGCCGGTGATCGGGTCTGACCATTGCTCGCGCACCGGGCGTCCACTGATTTGATCGCACAACCGAGTCCGACGCGGCCCCGTTGGAGTCAGCATTTCTGTCACGACTTCAACGACGCGGTACGGCCCGCCGTCTTCCATGTCGCGGCGCAAGCTTTCCTGCACTAACACTCGCCCGGTCATCGCCAAGGCCCGGTCAGGTCAAAACAAACTTTGTTGTTGGAGTTCCAACCATGCAACGTCAACAGCGTGCGCCCTGGCAGTTGGGGAATATCTTCGATGACCGTCAAATGAGGAGGATTGCCGGCATGCAGTGGATTCCACACCCCTGGCATGACGCCTCTCGCCGCCAAAACAGTTCCATCCCAACTCTCGACCGGCCACAAATGTACGGCGTTATCGGCAGGCGATGGATACGCTTGCAGATTTGCACCATTACCTAAGCTGGCATCCGTCGCACGATGCGAACAACGATACTGTGACTGACTCGCGCCGAGTTGAGAGACCGCCCGCGCCACATAAGACCCTGAAGTATTAAAAAGCCGCTGACACTCGGTTTGCGCGCCCGTACTGGTGCCCGCAATCATCACCGTCGCATAAGCATCGGGCGTTCTGTATGGCACCGGATCACCGAAGATGAAACCGCCTGTGCCGTTACTCCAACTCCCGGTATAGTCGGCCATGAAATAGACCATCAACCCATCCGAGATCAGAAACCAGGCGCGAACGGTCGCGGAATTGGACTTGCCGAGATACAGCCCGCCGGAAATTTGCGCATCCGTCGGAAACGGTCCCGTGCCGGTATCCACATCGCTCATTGTTTCAAAGCCGCGCACACGCGCATTGGCCCCGATGCTGTCATCCACGCGCAAGTAATGCCGGTTGCCCGTGACATCATCGCTGCGATAGGCCGCTTTATTTGTGCCAGAAAACGCCTTCGAGAAACCCGCTGGCGCTCGCTTGGCGCTGATCGTTCCGGTCGCGGTTTGATCAGTAATGCCCGTGGTGGCAAAGGTGAAAACGGTTGAACTCGTGACCGTGACGCGCCAATCGGCATTCAACGCGGGAGGATTCGCGCCCGAGATCCGAATGACCGGGCCGGTGTTGCCCACCATCGCAAACTGATGACCGCTGGAAACCGTGACCGTCGCCACATCCGACGCCACGACCAGGCTATCGACCGTGACACTCCCGAAGCCATCGACCAGGCACGCATCCAGGACGCCGATAGCGGTATTCACGGCATTATTGAGCGACGGTGCGCCGCTCATGGTGCTGTTGAAATAGACGACGTTAGGCATCGACATCCCCTAGATAGGTTATGCGGATTCGATCACTCACACCAGGAACGTGGGGACTCGGCTGCACCACCCGCACTGCCCCAAGGCCGCGATGCGCGCCCGTGGTATTGAATCGCAACAAGTGGCCCGGTTGCCAAGCGGCTCCCCAGCCGTCCTCATCAAGCGTGAAGTAGGGGACACCGGTATTCGGGTTGATCGGCGCAATCGAGGCCGTGATGCTCAAACCAGTGGCAATCTGGCCCACCTTCTCGCCGATGATATTGACCAGCGTCGTGCTGGTGAACTGGATGCGCCAACGTTCGGTAATCGCGCCCTGATTCGTGGCTACCGGCGGATACGTGGCATGGTTGTACTGCGGCGTAATCGCGTTCCCGATGCGCGTGTCGCTCCAGACTTCTGTCCATGCCTGTTGCGCGAAGGGGACGCTCACAGACGCCCGCAGATAGCCCATACGATAGATGGATGACACATAGCTATTCCCATCCAGCGGGTAATCATGCGTGAGCGCCTGATTCAACGACAGGGTATTGCCCGCTATGCCAATGATCAGCGATTCATCTTCCAGCGTCGTGAACGCTTTGATCGGCTGTTGATAGCCCGTCAAGTTCAGGCCGACGGCGGTATGGATGCTGCCCGCCGTCAGATTGACCGTGTATTGACCGGTCGGAATCCTGGCCCCCACCGAGTCTTCCAACCAAATCTGATCGACATTGGCGCGACTCAGCGTGTACGTGGTATCGGCCACGAGCGGGTTAGCGAGGGTCTGATTCAGCGTGTGATGGACGATGACGGTTTCGCCCAGGCGGAAGATCGGCGCGGTCTTGTCCGGCGGGAGGCGGCGCAGATCCACCGGCGAGCCGCTGACATCCAAATTGACCGTCGTTTCGACCAGGGCATCAATGCTGACATTCAGCGGCTCACAGGTTTCATTCAGTGTGACCTGCACCAGACCCGTATCGTAATCAATCGACCCTGCAACTTCGATTCCTGTCCAGCCGCCGACGCCATCATCGATGCTGTTCATGGTATTGCCGAGATCGGAAAGCCCCAGGATCGACGCAGAGCCCGGAATGACGGGCGCGGGCAGCACAAAAACAAAATCGGTTTTTGTGGTCGGCGAACCGAAGCCGGAGGTTCTGGAGAAATAGACCAGAGGTGTAGACGCCGAAACGGAAACCGGCAACGTCACCAGGAAGTTTCCGCCATTCACTCCCAATGAATAAAGCTCAACCACTTGCCAAGCGTTGTTGTGGTAATACTCGATGCGCGTCAAAACCGTGTGATCGCCGATCACCGGCAACAGTTGCTGTCGCCCCGCCGACGCAGCGTGGACGCTCGCAAGGCAGGGAGTGGCAGAGCGTGACCAACCGACATCGAGCGCTGATTGCGCTTGCTGCATGAACGTCTGCACGCCGAGGGGGGCATTCAGCGAAGACACGACGACGGTTCGATCTCCATCATCCGCCGCCACGTCCAGCGGGCTAATACCGATCACCGGAATCGACAGCGGCGCAACAAAGTAGGCTTGCGTTTGCGTGACCGCATCTTTATCCCCGGCCAGCGTGAGGAGTGCGCCGCGGAAGGTGTATTCCAGCGGCTCCAGCAACGTCAGGGTGTAAATATCCAGACTGCCGTCCGTGGTTTGCGATACAGCGACACTTTGCACGATGACAAGCTGGCGACTGTTCAGCCCCGAATCTTCCAAAATGAGTCGTTGTCCCGCAACAATCGGGAGAGTGGGTTTAACCGACTGATAGACCGTAGCGCCCTGGTCTTTGTTAAAATACAAAGCAATCGTCGTGGAGCCGATGCCATAGGTGGTATAGAGCCGGTAATTCGAGTTGGCTCCTTCTGTCGTGTAACGATATAGCACGTCCAACAGTTCGGGCTGTTCATCACCATCGGCGCACGGGAACAGCGCCACGCTTACCGCGTCATCCTCCGGCGGCGAAGACAGGTAGAGGCGCGCGCCCATGAACGTTTCGTCGTTCGGCGAACGCAACGCAGCAAAGAACTTGCGCAGTTGCGAGTAACCCGCGACGCGCTGGCCACTATCGACATCGGGAAACAGGTTATTATCGACATTATCCTGAATGACGTTGGCCGTTGGGTAACCGCCCGAGTCGGCGTCATCCGTCATCCGCTCGGCTTTCAGGAGCGGTAGATCACTGGCGTAAATGGTCATAAAACGGCCTTTTTAGCCTCGCTTAAAGCTTGGATGAGCGCCGCCGGAGTAAGTCCGCTCGCGCTGGATGACGGCGCGCCGACGGCGACGACGGTCGGTTTGATATTCTTCTCCATCTCAGCCCGGATCAATGCCAGCCGGCTGCTCAGTTTGGACAGGTCAGCATCGTTCAGTTGCTGGATTTTTCCGATCAGACTCATGAGATTTTCCGCCGTTGCTCCAGGTACGAGTTCAGCAGATATTCCAGTAGGGCTAACGCCTGCTCTTTACATTCGGCCCGTGTCTCGCCGCAAATGGGCTCATTGATGACGGTCATCCCGCCCGCCGGATGATCAAAAGCGGCAGGCCAATACACTTCGCGGCCCTCTTTCGTGATCAGACGCCACGGCGAATGACTGTATTTTTTCTTCTCGATGTTCATTGACTTCTGATATTTTGGTTAGGTTGTGCCAAGTTGGGAATCGAACCCTAGAGCGCCCGCCCAGGCTGGCGACTCAGTGCCAAACTTCTTTTTCATGGCCTGTATTTGCTCGTTTCTTGGCGCAACCTTCCCTACGGATTGACTCTTACGCGACGGGTTCAGGCTCGACCACGGCGTCGGGGTTGAGATCGTCAAGCCCTTGGATACCGGCCCGCAGCGCTTCCAGGGCGGTTTCGGCTTCGGCAGGCAAGGTCACGTCCAGCAACGCTTGATCCAGTTCATCGATACGCGCCAGGACTTCGGTTTTCACCTTTTCGACCTGGCCAACCAGCGCAGTGACTACCGCAGACAGTTCATTCAACTTCATGGCAATTTCCTCTTGTGAGGGTGGGGGGTTAAACAGCACGTTTTCGATCAGGATAATCATGGGCGTACTCATAGCAAATCATTCACCGTTTGGACGTTTTGCCGCAGCGCATCAAACTGCCCCAGCACGTTGCCGAGATCGGCGCTACCCAGTGCGCCCAACTGGTTACGGGTTTCCGCAACGGCGGCGCTGGCCTGGGCGCTGGCTTGGGCAAACGCGGTCATCTTGCGCGTGGCTTGATCCACGCCTTCCGTGCCGGTCGCGTCGGCCTGGATGTTGGCGACTTTCAGCCGGTTCAGTTCAGTCAGTTTGCTTTCCTGCTGGCCCAGCAACTCCAGGAGTTCACGGTTGCCGGTCATCGTGGCGGCCTGGCGCTGCGCTTCGAGTTCGGCGAGTTGCTGCTGATAATCGAGCTGTTGCCGGAGCAGTTCGGCCTGCTGGCCCTGGCCTTGCTCTTCGAGAATTTCCGCGTTCAGTTCCGCCAGACGGTCGCGGGCCGACTGGGTTTCTTCCTGCATTTCGCGGAGTTTGTCATTCGCGGCGTCGATGGCGGCTTGCAATTGATCCAACCGCGAATCATCCAGCAACTTGAATTGCTCTTTCGATTCCTGCGCCTGTCGAATGAGCGTTTCCAGCCCTTCCCCGGCAAACTGTCCGCCCTGGCCGACCTGATTCAACTGTTCGATAAACCGCTCAGTGGCCTCGGCCTGGCCTAGAAACGCCTTTTGTACTTCGTTCGCATCGCGAGTGATTTGCGACAGGTACGCCGCCGTCGTGTCGCCAGACGTGCCCATGCGGCCTAGCGCTTGTTCTGTCTGGTCAATCCGTTGCCGCACCACATCCAGGGCATCCCCGGTCGGAACGATCTCGCCGCGCATTCGTTTGAATTCCGCTACGGCTCCTTCGCTGAGGCTGGACAGGACAGAAATCGATGCGTTGTAAAACCCGCTGACCACATCGCCGGCGGCTTTGGCGTTGGCGGCGCTGGCCTTGACCGCTTCATCGGATGCTTTCGCCATGCGCTGAATGCGCTGGTTCGCGTCTTCCCACACGCTGGGTAATTCGCGTCCGGCTTCGGCTTCTTTGCGCAAAGCGTCGGCGTGGTTGAGCGCCTCTTGTGCCGTAATCTTTTTCTGATCGGCGAGCGCTTGGAGATCGGCAATCTGTTGCCGATCCGCCTTGGAGAGTTCACCGTCGGCTAACAATTCGAGCGTTTTAGCGTTCACCGCGTTTTGCGCGTCGGTCGCTTCCTGAGCGCGGTTCGCAGCGATTTGTTCCGCCTGCTCGATCAGAACTTGCTGTTGTTCCGCCTGCAATCGAGCGACTTCCAATTCATCGCCCTTGGCGTTGGCGACGCGGATGGACCCCTCGATTTCCCGCAGTTGCATATCGACATAGCGTTCTCTAGCGTCCGCGCTGCGCTGGTGTTCATCGGCCTGTTCCTGGTAAAGCCGGGTCAGTTGGCCAATGGCGCTGGCCATGCGTTCGGCTTCGGCGCGTTCGCGTTCCTGCTCCTGGATTTTTGTATCAATCGCCGCCAGCTCTTGCTGGCGAGCGGCAACGACTTGCTGGATGGCTGGATACTTTTTCTGTAATTCCGCCAGTTCGGCCTGTTCCGCGCCGGTCAACACCTCTTTCCGCCGGGTCAGATCATCAATGCGCGCCGCCAGCAACTGCACCTGCTGGAGCGCCTTTTCCTGCTCAATCCTTTTGGCTTGCAGAGCCACGAGTTCTTTTTCGGCCAGGGTCAGCGAAGCTTCGCTAATCGCTTGGGCGTCCCCTTTGGCCTGCGCTAACTCCAGTTCAGCTTGAGCGACAGCAACGGCGGCGTTAGCGTTCTCGGCGTAGGCGGCGGCGATGTCCTGGCGAATGGCATTCGCCCGCTGATTTTCTGCATAAATGTCTTTCTTGCTGGCAATGAGTCGGGACGCCGCCACGCTTTCGGCGTCAATGCCGCGAATCGCTTCCTGGGTGGCCAGGGTGTAATCCGCACTGGCGGCAATGACTTCCGCCTGTGCAGCCTTCAGGTTGAGTTGCGCGGCGCGGTTGGCTTTTGCGGCCTCTTCGTAGCGATAGGCGCTGCCGGTTCCTGCATCCATCGCTTGCCCGGCCAGCAGGTAATCCGCCTCGGCGTCGCTGGCGGCCTGGGCGGCCTGTGCCTGCGCCACCTTGGCGTTATCCAGGGCGACTTTGTAATCTTCCAGGGTGCGAATGATCGGGGTGAGCGTCGCCGCGTCGGCAGGCAGTTGATCCACCGCCGTTTTGAGTTGATTGACCGCCGTTTTTGCCTGTTCGGTTTTCGCGGTCATCCGGTCAAACGCCGCGCCCATCGCATCGGCGGATTGCCCGGCGCCCGCCAATAACCCCGTGGCGGTGCGTTGCAGGTTCAGCGCGGTTGCCCGCAACTCGTTCGCCCGCTGAACGCTGCCCAGGCCGACTTTAGACGCCGCCTCTTCGATGTTGGCGAGCGTAGCGACGATGGACGCCACCACGGTGGTCATCCCTGCGCCGAGGGTCTGAAAGGTCGCTGTGACCCCGTTCCAGGCGAGTTGAACGACGCCAGCGGCGACGTTGGCCGCCTGGCTCAGGTCGGAAAAATGAGCCTTGGCGGAAGTCGCAAACGACGCCACTGCATTCAGGGCGCCGTTGAAATCGAAGGACCGGATGAAATCGCCGATGGCTTGGGCGGTCGCTTCGCCGAATTGGCGGATCGTCTCTTGTACGTCCTTGAACTTGTCGCTGCTCAGTCCTTCCTGGAAGGCCGCAGCCAGGTCTTTGACCTGTTTCGTGATCGGCGCCAACAGCGGATCGAGCAACGCCGCCTTGAGGCTTTCCCAGCCACTGGCGAGCGCGGCCAGGGCGCTCTTGAGATTGCCGCCCATTTCCTCGGCGGCGAGCGCGGCGGCTCCTTCGGCGTTGCGCAGTTGCGTCGTGTAGTCGTTCAGCCCTTCCTGGCCTTCGCCGATCAACGCCCGCAAGCCCGGCCCGGCTTCTGTTCCAAACGCCAGGATGGCGGTAGACGCCGCATCGCCGCGTCCCTTCAATTCGCCCATGACCGTACCCAGATCACGGCTGGTAATGCCGAGAGCGTCCAGTTCGGTACTGGCCTTGCTGGCCGGATCGAGCAGCGCGGTCAGGATCGCTTTCAGCGCGGTGCCCGCCTCGCTGCCCTTGATGCCGTTCTTGTGCAGCAGGTCAAGCGCAGCAACGGTCACTTCCAAATCCAGCCCGGCGGCCTTGGCGACGCCGCCCGCTTCGGACAGCGCCTCGGCCAACTGGCTGGCGCTGGACGTGGTGATGTTCGCGCCTTTGGCCAGCACATCCGCCAAGCGTCCGGCTTCCTCGAAGCCCAGCCCCATAATGCTGAGGGAGTCAATCAGCTTCTCGGCGGCGGCATCCGCGCTGATTTGTTCCGCCGACGCCAGGGCCAGCACTTGCGGCAAGGTGGCAATGGCTTCATTGGCGGACAGGCCCGCCGCCGCCAGCGATTCCATGCCGCGAGCGGCGTCAGTGCCGGAAATCCCGAACTGCGCGCCCAATGCGCTGGCCGACGCTTTGAGCTTCTCGACTTCGGCTTGCGTGTATCCGCCCTTCGCGGCCACCCGATCCAGTTGCGCTTCAAATTCAATCGCCCCGTCCAGTCCTCCGCCGAACAGGTCGGTAAACTTTTCGCGGATGAGGTTGGCGGTCGCGCTCGTGGTCTTGTCGAGAAAGCCAAAAAGATTGCTGAAAACCGTCGACGCCTGGTCGCGGGCGGTGATCAGCAGTTGCAACACGAGGTTGTTATTGGCCGCCATCGTTAGACCGTTTGCAATTTTAGGGTGAGCGTATACGGGTCGCCGGTTTCCAGCGGCGCGATATGCCGCACCGGCTGCGCGATAACGCCTTCATCGCGGAAGGCCACGGTGAAGGTCTGGCTATCCGCCAGGGTCAATGTCCCCTCCCAGCCGACCGTACTGGCGAGGGTCATCAGGTCTTCGATGGTCGAGCGGTCCAGCCAGATCAGGCCCGCGCCGGGGTTGCCCGCTTCGAGCGTGATCGGGCGTCCGGCCAGCTTGACGGCCTCAAAGAGCACCACGGCGCCACTGATCGTCTGAGACTGAGACCGCTCAACGGCGCACCAGGTGAATTCATCCGTCCATTGCAGATCACCAGGCAGCGTCACACTGCCCAGCGTGATGACATCGGGCATCAGGCATACTCAAGATACTGATACGGCCCGGCCTTGCCCGCAGGCACGATACAGGTGCCCTTGAAAGTCAGGCTAATCGGCTCCTTGGAAATGAAATCCAGCGCGCCCGCCGGGCTGATATTGGCCTGCCAGACGTTGATTTCCATCGCCCGGTCATTAAACAGGTTCTTGCCCACGCCACGGATCGCTACCTGAATGACGGTCTCGGTACCCGCGTCGATTTTTTCACCGCTGCGGGAAGGCGCCGCCGCCGTGTAGCTGACCGTACTGGCGTCGGCAATTGTGCCGGTCGATAGCACCATGCACAGGCCGCCGACCAGATCCACCTCATAGTCTGTGCCTTCGGTTTTGCCGGTGATCACAAACGCGGTCAGGCTGTTGTGGCTCAGACTCACCCAGCGATCATGCCGGGCCGTGAACGTGCTGGCCGCATCGCCGATCAGCCGTACCGTTTGGCTGTAGGCGGCAGGAACGCCCAGCATCGCCATGCTCAACAAATCCGGGTCGCAATCGTCGATGGTGAATTCAATCTCGACCGGTTTGGGCCGGTTGTAGCTGTCCAGCGCCTGGCCATAGGACGAACGCAAATAACTGATGCGCTCGATCTTGTCCGGGTCGGGCTGGGTCAATTTCAGGGTGGTGGTGTTCACGGGGCCGACATAGCCCACGTTCGCGCCCGAACTCAAGCGGGCGATGTAGGGGTCAATCGCAACGAGTAGGCCAGTTGCCATAGTCGGGGTTCCTCAAGGGGTGGAAGTGAAGGTAAAGGTCTGGTCCCAGCGCAAGCCCCACAGGGCGATGCGCAGATTATTCAGGGAGCCGGTGTAAAGGTTGTCAGCGCCGAACGTGGACTGATCAGGGATGCGCGCGGCGGGGACCGCCCAGCGCTGGCTGGGCAGCCACAGCAACAGGTCAAAGACGGTATCGAGCGCCACGTCATGGCGTTCTGTCACCGCCGTATCCGCGCCCAGCACGAACAGCGCCCAGCGCAGCGTCGCGCGCCATTTATCAACGCCGACGGATTGCAGATCGGGAATGTTCGTGCAGCCGACCAGGATCGCCGGGGCCTTGGCCAGCAGCATGGGCACTTCCCGTTCGGTAAAGTTGCCGCCGTGCGGCTCGACGGTGAACGTGGGGTAGCGGGCCGTGAGGGTGGCGACGATGGCATCTTGAATCGCGCTGGGCGTCAAAGTCTTCCCCTGCCGAATAAACGGTCATTACTGGTCGTGTAAAGGGTCGTTGAAGCGCCGTTACCGGCGGGGCGTTGCGGCAGAAGGTCGCCTCGGGCGATGGCTTCCAGCGTCGCCAGGGCGTCCTGATAGCGCGTCTTGCGGTCCGCGAAGTCGGCCTGACTGGCCAGCACGGTCGGGGTGGCCAGGTACAGCGCCAAATCAACCGCCAGCGTGATGACCCATTCGTCCACCGGATCGCTGAGCGGCAATGTCCAGCCGATCACCCGCAAGGCGCGGTCGATGATCGCATCGGCGGCGCTCAGCGCCAGGTCAATCGCGGCGGTATCCAGATCGCCGTTGCTGTCGCGCGGGCCGGCCTGGGCGAGTTCGCCGGGGTAGCGGGCATCAATGTCGGTTTGCGCGGCGTAGGTCATGTGAGATCCTGATACTGGGCGAGCGGGGGACGTCAGTCCCCTGTTTCAATGCGCCCATCGGCTGATGCGCGCCCGTCCTGAAAACAGCGGGCTGACGCCCGCCGCTCGCCGGTGTCCTGAAAACAGCGGGCTCATGCCCGCCGCTCGCCGTGCTGGGATTAACCCAACAGGATGGCGACGTGTTCCGGCTTGAGGCAGGCGACGCCCCAGGCGATGGAGACTTCGTAGCTGTTGGCGTGGTAGCCCGGATACATCGCGACGTCAAAGCTCAGCCCGGAGACCGGATCACTGACTGTGCGCCGGTCGCGGGCCTGGTCGCCGCCTTCGGGGAGGCGCGGCAACCGGGTCGCCAGCAGCAGCGCAGACCGGGCAAAGGCCAGGTTCGCGGCGTAGCTGTTGCCGACGGTGATGGCGTTGTTGTCCGGGGCGGCGATGCGCAGGCCGGGCGCTCCCACCACGATATCGCCCGCCGCAGCGGTCGTGCCGGTGGTCACCACATATTTGTTGGCGGTATCGGCGGCGTAGGTGATCACGTCGCCGGCTTTGATGCCGGTGGCGTTGACGGTCAGGGTGTCATAGGTCAGGGTGGTTTCGCCTACGCCCTCGCCCGCGCCGTTGTTGATCAATGCGCCCGTGCCCGCGCCTTTGACATGGTTCACAATCTGCGCCGATTCGCGCACGCTGAAACCATGGATGTCTTGCAGGACGCCCTGGCGTAACAGGTTGGGCGTTCCTTCCAGGTCAACGCCGCGTCCGCCCTGCTTGCCGCGCAGGTTCGCACCCGCGCTGGTATTCAGCACCAGCTGCAACTCCGAAAGCGGCGCGCCGTTGTCGGCCAGGATCTTGCGGAGGTGAGCGCCATCGGAGTAATCGCCCGCCGTACCGAAGGGCGCCGTTCCCGCCGTGCCGTAAGCGCGGCTGGCTTGCGTGTACAGCCCGGCCAGGTCGGCTTCGATCTCGTTGACCAGGGTGCGCATTGCCTGTGCGAACTGGGCTTGCAGCAGGCTCTGGAAGCCAGGCCCGGCGTTGACGGCGGCTTGTTCCTCGCCTTCCCAACTGAAGAAGACGCGGCGATATTTGTTGATCGTCACCGACCGGTTGCCGATGGTTTGCCCGGTCAGCGCCGGAGGCGTGGCGGCGGGCGTGATGTTGCCCGCGCTGCTGGCCGGGGCCACCGGCAGATAGAGCGTCTGGTTCTCGGCAATCCGGTTGGCGTTGGCGTCAACGGTGACGGCGGGGATCATCCCCACCAGTTCGCGCGAGATGACATCCAGCGCGCCATACATCGCCGGAATCAGGTTCGTCAGGGTGTTCGTGGCCATGGGGGCTCCTTAATCAGTCAGTCACATGGCCGCCCGAGCGGATGAAATCACGCTGGGCCGTCCAGGACAGGGCGTCGAAAGCGGCGCGGTTGAGGGCGGAGGCGGTCGCCGCCGGCTTGCCGTCCAGGGCGGGCGGGTCGCCGATCAGCGGCGGGGCTTTGTCCAGGAACGCTTTGAACTGGTCAACGCCGCCTTCGTAGCCACACATCGCCGTGTAATAGTCCTGCGTAGCGGGGCTGATCTTGCGTTCGCGCAAGCCCTGGTCAATGAGCGCGGTGATTTGCGCCTGGCGCTGGGTCTTTTCGATTTCGGCCAGCTTCGTTTCGGCGTTCGTGGCGCGCGCCATGACCACATCGAAGTCGGCGCGCGGCACGAATTTATCGAGCGGCGGCGTCTCCATGCGTTGCTGGGCGGTGTTCAGCGCCAGGTTCATCGTTTGCAGGCGGGCCAGAGCCAGCGCCTCATCGGCGGTTTCCGGCAGGTCCAGGGCCTGACAGAGCGCGGCGGGTAAAGTCATGGGCGATTCCTCGCGGTTGAGGGCTTTCAGATCCAGATTGGGCTGATTGGTGAGGGCGACGCTGGTGAGGGCGACGATGTGCTGATTGTCTTTGCGATAGGTGAAGACCGGCGATAGATAGCGGTACTCACGATCATGAATCTGTTGAACAGCGCGGGCCGTCCATTCGACATGCCCCCAGACCTGGCCGCCGTTGCGCAGCTCCAGTTGGTCAATCCAGCCGGCAGCGGGCGCATCCAGGCCCTGGGGTGCGCGGTGTTCGCTCGCATGTTCCCAGTCGATGACCAACGGGGTCTTGCGTTGCTGGAAAGCGGTGATCAGGGCGGACGGGTCGGGCAGCGTCCAGCCGCGACCGTCGGCGCCCTGGATGGCCGGGCCAGCGGGCAAGAGTTGAATCCAATCCGGCAGAGCGGCGTCGAGCAGGAGGTTACAAGCGCGGGCAAGGTTCATTCCCTCACGGTAGCGGGCGGCGTGGAGGATTGCTTTTCAAAAAGTTAAAAAGCGCAGGCGGAGTGGCGAGCGGGGGGCGTGAGCCCCCTGTTCCATCGCGCCCGTCCTGAAAACAACCATTTTGCTGACGTCAGCAAAATGGTTGACCTGTTCCATCGCGCCCGTCCTGAAAACAGCGGGCTCACGCCCGCCGCTCGCCTTTTTGGCCGGGGAGGGGCGAACCGGGCGAGAATGACCCCCCAGAATCGCCCAGATGCCATTTAAAAACGCCGTGGCGCGTTTAAAGATTTTTTTTAGGGCTAGGGTAGCGGGTCGGGTCGGAAAACGCCTTAAATCGCCTTTTTTCGGGGTCGGCGAACGGAGAACCGGCGATTTTGGCCGCTGAAATGTCCCCGTTTATGGGATAAAACGTCAAAAACTTCTTTTTTGAACCGGACTTACGTGAAGTCGCCGCGCAGCCATTCGACCATCGCTTCCTGGATCATCGCGGTATCGTCGGCGGAGAGGCCAAGGAAGGGACGGGCGGGAATGTCGCCCCAGGGGATGGGCCTGCCGCGCCGGGACGTGCCGAACGCGCCTTTGGCCGCGCCAAACTGGTGGGTCGCGCCGTATTCTGCGGACGTGCCGACGCGCAGGCTGTCTTTGCCGGCCCGGTAATTCAATGAACTCCCGCGCAGGTAGCCATTGAGGGTCAGGATGAGACCGGCGTTCTGTTTCTTGTGGGACTGGTAGCCAGGAGAGAGCCGCGCCCAGGGCGAGCCGTCCGGGTCGGTTTGGCTGCGGAACCGTTCGCGGGTGCTGTTCAACAGCGCCTCGCCGATGTCCTGGAAGACCGGGGTCAGGTCGGCCAGCTTGGCTTGCAGAGCGGCCAGGCCGTTGCGCAGTTGCGCATCGTCAATGTGGATTTCAAGGGTGGCGCCGGCCATGCGTCCTCCGGGCGAGCGGGGGCCGTCAGGCCCCTGTTTCGGAAACAGTCGCTTGCCATTCTACCCCATCCGTTGCACAATCATCCCCGGAGCGTCGAAAACTCCACACGTGGCGGAATCCCCGCACCCGAAAGTTAGCGGTTTTTTTGTGCCTGCCGATCACCCTTCAATGGTCGGGAGGGGCGTGAATACCCGAATAGCGCCCGCCGTCCACGTGCGGTTTCGAACTCCCGGCCACCATCCCGCCGATGGTTCTTCGAAAGAAAACGTGGAGATTTCCCATGTCGGATGTCGCTCGTATTACCCCGCTCGCCGTCATCAACGGCAAACCGGTCGTCACCTCCCTGCAAATCGCCGCCGCATTCGATAAGCAGCACAAACATGTTTTGCGCGATATTGAGGAGATTTTGACGCAAGTGCCTGATTCTGTCGGAAAGCCCAATTTTGGGCTCTCTGAATATACCGTTCCCAACAGCCTCGGCTTTGCGATTCCAAAGCCGATGTACCGGCTGGCCCGCGACGGGTTCATGCTGGTGGCGATGGGCTACACCGGGGGCAAGGCCATGGCGGTCAAGGTCGCCTACATCGAGGAGTTCAACCGGCTGGAAGCCCTGGCGCGCAGTCAACACGCCGACCTGACGCGCCTGCAAACCCAACTGGCCGCCTGCCACTGGGAGCTACTCCAGGTCAAACCGGTGTGGGGCAAGATCACCCGCTACAAGCGGCTGGGCCTGAACCATGTCGAAATCGGCCTGCTGACCGCCCGCCACCTGCGCAACGTCCGGCGCAACGTCCGGCGCATTGAAGCGTGTGGCCTGTTGCCGACCGTGCCGCAACTGGCGCTGACGCTGGAGGGTTGAACCATGAATCAGCCGATTCCCTTCCCCACCCCGACCCCGACCGATACCCGCGATCCGGATAAGAAGCTGAGCGATGCTCGGGCAGCGCTGGCGTGCCTGGAAGATGTGTTGTGCCATACCGGCGCGGAACAAAAGGGCCTGGGCTTGTTGAATCCCCACAACCTGGCCGGGTTCCTGCGGTTGGTGTTGGCGCAGTTCCCGGAGTAAGCGGCTATGCTATCCGGCGTTTTGATCCCCGAGGAGAGTCTGATGAGCGATGACGACGAGCGTTTGAAGCAGCGCGGGCGGATGGCCTATTTGCGCGATGATATTGACCGGCTGTCGCGGGAGCGGGATACCCTGTTGCAGCCGTTGCGGGACCGTTGTTGGCGGGCGTTGCCGCGCGATGAGTTGCGCCCGGACGCGGCGCGGCCGTTCGATACGACGGCGGCGACGCAGGAGTTGACGTCGGTGACGGCAGTGGCCGAACGCCTGGAGGCGGCGATTGCCGAACATGATGCGTTAGCACGGCGCTTGGGCTTGTCGCCGGTGCGCCGGAGTTAGCACCGTAGGGCGGGTTAGGCATCGCCGTCACCCGCCTTCGCAGTGCGCAACCTACGAGGCTTGATTTGGCGGGTGATTGGGAGTATTTAAGTCTATAAGGGCCGGCGGCAAAATTTGTCTCCCGGCAATTGCTGCGGGGGCGCCTGACCCCTTAAGGTTCCGTTGGCGGGGAGGGGAGTCCGCCACGCCGGCCCCACGAGACGGATCAGGCGCCGTCTCAACTCTTCTGTCCTTTTGCCCGCAAACGGGCGATTTCTTCATCGCGCTGGGCCTGTTCACGCGACAAGCGCCGATAACTGGTCACAAACGTCGCTTGGCCCGTCTGGGTCGCCTTGACGATCAGCACATAGCCTCCTGCAGCTCCGTCCGGCCCATCCAGGACGTAAATCAGGCTGACCGGCGTGTCCTGAATTTTATACGTCGGCTGTTGAATCGCTCGCTGGGCATCGGCGTATTCTTCGGCGGTCAATTCTGGATGATGACTTTGTTGCTTACGCAAGGTTTGCGGCGACAGTTGGCCGACCGGGTTTTTAGCTCCGATAGCAGCGGCGTCGGCAGCAGGCAACACCACCAAAGGGAAATTTCCCTGCGGATTTTCCAGCCACCGCCGAAAGACTTCACTGTTCACTAACGACGCCACGCCGGCCACCGCGATTTCCCGAGGCTGTTTTTCCATCTTTTCGGAAAAGCTTAGCAGGTTGCGCTCCAGCAACGAGGCCCCCGGCTGATAATCCCAGCCCTTATCCACCCCTTGCGGCAGGCCGGTTTTCGGGTCTAGGGCGTTGGCGGGAATCCGGTCCGGGTTCGTCGGCTCCAGTCCCAGCCGTTTCATATCCCGATCCGCGAGGGTTTCGATGTAGCACTTGCAGCCCCAGCCGTTCGGCGGGGTGTGCGCAGCCCACCAGGGGTCATCATGGCGCAGAATCATCCCGTCCCACGCTTGATGTTCCTTGCGCGGGTGAACGCTGGCGGGAGAATGCCGATAGCGCCACCAGGGGCGGACGTGGGCGATGTCCTTCATCTGCCGGTAGCGTCCGGCGCTATACGTGGTGAACAGGTTGGTGTCGTAAATCACCCGCGCGCGCCAGGCTTCGCCGGCTTTCGTGCCCTCGCCGGTCCATCCCGTCCAGCCGCGTTCCGCGACGATCTTTTTGAAGTCTTTGCGGAACTGTTCGAGCGTGGTGCCCTCGGCCATGGCCTTGTCCACGGCGGCGCGCAAATCCATCAACAGATCGGCCTGCATCGCCCCGGCCACCACGAAGGCGCGATCATGCGCAGCGCCGAGCAGATCATCCCAACGCTGCGTGGGCAAGTTCAGCTTGTTGCGAAAGAACTCCAGCGCTTCGAGGAAGGGCAGGGAACCGTAGTTAATCGGCATGTTGTGGCCCTCTCACAGCAGCAGCGCCAGCAACACATCATCATCATCGCGAC